TATCTACTGTCGATAGTTGTGTTGGCCGTAGTTATGATCTTATAATCTTTGACGAAGCTGCCTTAGGTGAGGGTGGTGAAGCTGCTTTCAACGTTGCGCTACGTCCGACCCTGGACAAGCCCAATGCGAAGGCGATTTTTATATCGACACCTCGTGGTAAAAACAACTGGTTCTCCCAGTTCTGGAACCGTGGCTTTGACCCGAACTTTCCGGAATGGGTTAGTCTGCAAGCTGATTACACTGAGAACACTCGTATGGCTGAGTCGGACGTTGCCGAAGCTCGACGTGCTATGTCACGAGCAGAATTCGAGCAAGAATACATGGCCTCGTTTACTACATATGAGGGTCAGATCTTCTCCTTAAAGGAGGAGGACATAATTGATGACTTACCTGACAACATTCTCGCTGCTCGACAGTGTGAGTTCATTGCTGGATGTGACCCTGGCTATCGCGATTTTACTGCATTTGTTGTGGTTGCTTATTCGTGGGAAACTGACTGCTTCTATGTAGTCGACGAGTACTTGGACAATGAGAAGACTACATCGGGGCATGCTGAGGAGTTCCAGCGCCTGTGTTCGAAGTGGGGTGTGGAGATTGTGTTTATTGATAGTGCAGCCGCACAGTTTGCAGCTGACCTTGCCTATACCTACAACATTGCTACCACCAAAGCCAAAAAGGACGTCTTACCCGGTATTGCCTACGCCCAGACACTTGTGGGTCAGGGTCGCCTAAAGGTTGCCTCACATTGCACTCATGTCTTAGCAATGATGGACCAGTACCGTTGGGACGATAAGGAAGGCTTGCAAAAGGAGCGTCCAAAGCACGACGACTATTCGCACATGGCGGATGCCCTTCGTTACGCCCTCTATAGTTACACTATTTGATTCCACAGTCGCTGCCACAGCGTGCGGTTTTGTAGCCGCTGCACTTTGCCCTGCAGCTCTTCGATAGTATCCTCAAGCTGGTGGTACCGGTCACGAATCTCGTCTGGTAGTAGGAGCCCTTCGTCGCGCAGTGCTTGTAGTTCACCTTCCAAGTCTAGCTTTTCTAGATAAACCTTTTTCAAGGTTTTAACTTGGTCTAGTGTACTCCACAGCATTACACTAGTGTCATTAAACGAAAAGTTATCGTATAGGTGCAAGTACTCGCCAGCATCCTCGCTGCTAATAGGTTTGGGCTTAGTGGTGTTAAGCAACTGCGGACCCCAAGCCGCAGCGATTAGGATCGATTCGTAAATGTCGATGTGATCCGGGTGAACTTCCAAGACCACCCGGTACTCTGGAGGCCCGCACTCGTTGTATACAGCCTGCATCTTTTTAGTATGTGTGCCCTTCTCGAAATTAACGCTGTGAGTCTTCCACCGTTTGGGAATGTTCTCCGACTTGCCTATATAAAACTGTCCGTTAGGAAATGTTAATTGGTAAATTCCACTATCCATAATATTCTTTTTCCATTAAAACACTATTATATCACACACGGCTGTGAGGGTCAAGTGCGCCACTACTGCCTCTAAAAATTTCGGTATTGACTTTGAGCTGCTCCTGCGGTATAATACTATGAAAACACAGGTACATGTATGGCCAAAAACACCAACAAAAGAATACCGGTAAAGTGGGTACGTGACAGAGCTAAAAAGGCTTACGAGACCCGCGATTGCTGTGACATTTGCGGCACCACACAAGACCTAGAACTTCATCACACACATTCGATCACTATTTTACTAGAATCGTGGGCTGCTCGTAAAGGTTACGACATTTCCACTGACGAAGGCATCTTAGCTGTTCGTGACGAGTTTATCGCGGAGCACCATAAGCAACTATATGAAGATGTGTACACCTTGTGCAACCATCATCATGTAAAACTTCATGGAGTTTATGGCAAAGCCCCGCCTCCAGGCTCGGAACCAAAACAAGCACGTTGGGTTGCACTTCAACGAGAGAAGTTTCTGTCTGGTGGCCGTGAAATACCCAAAACAAGCTCAGGTTCGTTTTTTAGTGAGTTTTGCTAAGGACGAAATATGAATTGGTTTACCAAAGGTTATGACTGGATGCGCGAAAAGCTAAATCCAGCACAAGATCGTATTGCCTATCAAGAAGGCTTGTACATAGGCAGTACACAAAAGATTACTTACCAGCAAGCTTTTCAAAAGCTTGAGGTTGTTAACCGAAGCGTTTCGATGCTGGTTAACGCGTGCGCTAGCTTAGACTACGACGTAAAAGACAAACAAAATGACGGCGTCGTAGTTGGCGTACGTCAGAAAACACTAAACAACTTACTAAACTTTAAGCCTAACCCATATCAAAGCGTTCAGGAATTTCGCCAAGCGATTTTCCAAGACCTGGTAATTGAAGGTAACGTGTTCATCTACTTTGATGGCACCTTTATGTACCACTTACCAGCCCAGAACGTACAGATTCTTACCGATACCAAGACGTTTATTCAAGGGTATCGTTACATGGGTACCATAGACTTCAAAGAACAAGATGTATTTCACTTCCGCGACTTACACTCGCAGAGTATATATCGTGGCAGTTCACGCTTAGAAAGTGCTCAGCGTTCTATTGACGTCTTATACTCAATGCACGACTTTCAGGAAAAGTTCTTTGATAATGGTGCAGTATTCGGCTTAGTACTAACAAGTGACAACACCTTATCACAAGTTGCCAAAGAGAAAACAATTCAAAACTGGTTGCAGAAATACAACGCCAAAAATGGTGGTAAGCGTCCAGTTATCTTGGACAGTGGCTTAAAGCCTGTTCAAGTTGGTCAAGGTACTTTCAAAGATCTTGACTTTGACGAATCAATCAAAACACACAACGATAGAATCGCAGTAGCTGTCGGCGTACCGCCGATCTTGCTGGATGGTGGTAACAACGCCAACATCTCACCTAACCTGCGCTTATTCTATCTAGAAACAGTAATGCCAATCGTTAGAAAATTTAGTTCTAGCCTTGAGCGTTATTTCGGATACGACATAGATGCGATTACAGCAAACGTATCGGCTCTTCAGCCTGATATCAAAGAGATTGCTCAATATCACGCAACCCTTGTCAACGGCGGCATTATCACTCCAAATGAAGCCCGTAAAGAACTTCGTTATGAGCCAATCCCTGGCAATGACGACTTAAGAGTACCTGCTAATATTGCGGGTAGTGCAGCAGATCCATCGCAAGGTGGAAAACCGCCGCAACCAAAGGAGTAATATGGTAGATAAAAATAAAATCCTTTATGTGAACTCACTGTTCTCAGTAAAGGCACTACCAAGCGACTCAGGTGACGGAACCGGTGCGGTTACAATCGAAGGTTACGCAAGTACCAACGATGTTGACCGCCAAGGCGACGTTGTACCAACTGGTGTATGGGAAAAGGGCCTAGATAATTACTTAAAGAATCCAATTATCTTAGCTTATCATGACCACAACCAGCCGGTCGGTAGAATGATTGAACACAAGATCGATTCCAAAGGTCTATGGATCAAAGCAACTATCTCTGAAGCCGCAGGTAGCGTTTACAATTTAGTTAAAAACGGTATTCTAACCGCGTTTAGTATCGGTTTCCGTGTTATGGACGCCGAATATAAAAGTGATGCAGAAGTATTCTTAATCAAAGATTTAGAACTACACGAAATTAGCGTTGTGTCAGTTCCTGCTAATCAAAACACTTTATTTAGTCTCTCTAAGGCGTTCGATACAGCCGAAGATTATCAATCGTTTAAAATGCAATTTGCAGCCAGTAGCAACTCAGCTAAAGGGCTAGAAGCCTCCGGTAGCGCAAATAGCGATATTAAAAAGGAATGGAACATGGATCCAAAAGATTTAGAAAAGATGTTAGCCGACGCTGCTGCTAAGGCTGCACAAGCTGTTGTTGAGAAACAAGCTGCTGAGAAGGCTGCTGCTGACAAAGCTGCTGCTGAACAAGCCGAGTTCGAAGCTCGCGTTAAGGCTGCCGTTGGTAGCGTTACCCTAGGCCAAAGCGGTGCTGAAAAGCTACTAGCCGATGTTGAAAAGAAACTAGCTGACGCTCAAGCTGAGCAAGCTAAAGCCCTAGAAGGCCTACAGGCTGAACTAAAGGCCAAAGCTGCTGAGCTAGAAGCTATTCAGAAAAGCAAAATGCAATTTGGCGATACAAAGCCAGGTGAAATGAGCTACGCTGACAAAGAAAAGGCAGTTCTCCTAGCCAAGGCTATGGGCCGCCGCGTTGAAGACACCAAGTTTGGTGCTCAAATGGTTCAAAAGTACGGTGCTCACCTACCAAGCGCTACTTGGGAACTAGAAGTTAACCTGAACTTAGAAGCTGAAGTTCGTCGTCGTTTAGTTGTTACTCCTCTGCTACGCCAGATCAGCATGCAAACTAACGTTATGACAATTCCAGTAAACCCAGAAGCAGGTACTGCTACTTGGGTTACTAACGCTCAGTTCGGCAGCAGCGCAAGCTCTGGCGGTACAAGCGCTACTACTGGCTTTGCTCCAGGCGTTGGTTCTCCACACGCGTTAAAAGAAATTACTCTAAACGCTTACAAAGTAGCTACAAACGAATACCTAGCATACGAAGAAGAAGAAGATTCTCTAATCGCCTTAATGCCAGTTATCCGTGAAGCTATGGTTCGCCGTTTAGCTCGTGCTGTTGACCGTGCATTCCTACGTGGTGCTGGTTCCGGTGCTGACCCAGTTAAGGGCTTAGCTGCTTATGACGCAGTTGCTGACGTAACCCCAAGTGCTGCTAGCGGTACAGTTACTGTTGCCAATATGCGCGCTATGCGTAAGAGCCTAGGTGCATGGGGTCTTGACCCAGCCGAAATCGTTTATGTTGTTTCTCAAGACGTATACTACGATCTGTTAGAAGACAGCACATTCCAGACAATGAACCAAGTTGGTCCAGCTGCTACTCTATTAACTGGTCAAATCGGTTCTATCGGTAACAGCCCAGTTCTAGTTTCCGCTGAATTCGACAGCAAGGCCAGCGGCGCTCTAGGTGCTGTTTGCTTCGCACCAGCTAACTTCATCGTTGGTTCTCAGCGTGGTATCCGTGTTGATACACAAGAATTAGTTGAAACACAACGTCGTGTATTCGTAGCAAGCCTACGTACTGGCATGACTCAGCTAACTACTAACCTAGGTAGCGGTGTTGGTAAACTAGTTTACGCAGCTTAATTTAACTTAAGCAGAACAAGACCCTTCGGGGTCTTGTTTTATAAGCCTGGTGTACTGGGCTTATAAAACAAGAAAGGCACAATATGGGAGCAAACTTAATTACGAAAGCTGAATACAAGGCATACGCCGGTATTAACAGCATCAATCAAGATGCCGAAATTGACAGCCTAATTCCAAAAGTAAGTGAGTTAGTAAAAAGCTACTGTCGCAGAGCTTTCGTTGACTACGTAGACGAGGCTAAAACCGAAGTTTTTCGTGGTGGATTCGATCAACTACTACTAAGTGAATTTCCAGTAACACAGGTTATTAGTGTACAGCAGAGTAAAGACTACGGTCAAACATATACCAAACTTACTAAGTTTGTAGACTGGATACAAGACGGAGATACTGTAGTTTCCTTAGATCCTACACTTGGATTTGCTGAATTAATTAACGGATACAAAGTTTCGTACTTTGCAGGCTACGAAACTCTGCCAGAAGATTTAAAGCTGGCAACATTAGATCTAGTTACCTACTACTTAAAAAATAGTTCTGCGGTTCACTCTACCAAGAGTATCCAGCCAAACACTATGCAAGTAGAGTACATTACCGGCTCACAATTTCCAGCACATATTCGTCGCGTGCTAGATATGTATAAAGCGAACTATCTATGACAACCAGACAGCTACACATTAGACGATATGCAGATATTTTAATGGGTAGCATTATTAATGGTGCCAAGACAAAAGTACAGAAGCTAGCCTATAGAAAAGGTTTAGAGCTAAGTAAAGGGCAAACAGAGTTTAACGAAATGCTTAGAAATAACAGTCCAAGCATTTATTTAGTAGACCCTAAGTTGATAGCTAAAGTTATTCTTAATAAGTTAAGCACTGAAAGTGCTACTTATGTGTCCGCAGTATACACCGACGAAGGTCCAAGCTCTCCAGAGAACGCTAGTTTCCAAAAAGATTTATCTAGCATATTAACAAGTAATCCAGGGCTAGAGGCCGGAATATCGAAGCAGATAGCGCAACAAATAAACGCAGACTTTGCTAGTTCAAAAATAACTACTAAAGAACTAAACGATATAGTAAAGTCTATCTACGATAAAATGATTGTAGATATGACAGCGGCGGAGAAGGCTGGTAAAAGTTATTTATCTTACCAAATAGCTGCTGCAAAAGCCGGTGCAGAGTTACGAAGAGTATTAAACTTAAAAAAGATAGCAATACTTAGTGATGCAAATACTATTGTTGATAACTTAAACGATAGAATAGCCTTTGTGTCCTACACATTTAGTGCCGGTGTTTCAAACATTAACAAATCTATTCAAGCAGCAGTAGATTCGCTACTATTAATCGCAGGTATAGAAACCGCAAAAGCTTTTGTAGTGGGTAATTTAGTACACGCTGGACACGTTGGAATATATCAAGACGATAATTTAATAGGTATTAATATGCCCGCCGCAACAATCGGCGGTTTAGTAACCGGCAGATTTGCAGATATTGAGCAAGCAATCGGAAATATTCCGATTCACATAGAGCAGGGTATACGTTTAAAAACAAACTATACACAATCAGCAGGTATGTTTCTGGACTTACAGTTTAATTTTGCTGTATCCATGGAAGGCTCGTTTAACAGTGGCATTCTTGGACCCCAAGAAGTAGCGGCTGTAAGAGCTATAGTAAATAACGCGGCTAATAAAGCTCTGGAAGAAGCCGTTAAAGAACAGGTTTCAGCAACCTCAATATCTAAGGTTGCTGATATACTACAAGCTTCTCCAAACTACAGAGAATACCTAGAGCAAGCAATAAGAGCTACCCTGGAAGGTAAAAAGTTACCTAATCTTAATCACCAATTAGATACACTGCTAAAACGTGATATAGTATCCAGTTTTACAAAATCTACTAAAACGGGTACAAGTACTAAAAAGAAAATAGTTGCCAAAAATACCAAAGTTCCTGATGCAGGTATTAAGGCAGAAGCAGCTGCGCCAAGTTTAACAAGCCTTCAAAGTCTAATAAACTCTAACTTGTTTGAAACCATACGCAAAAATATGGGCGACGGAGCCAGCAGAAGCATCTTAAATTTTAGAACAGGTAGATTTGCTGGTAGTGTTAAAGTTGAGCGAATGAGTCTAAGTCGTGAAGGCATGATAACCGCTTTTTATAGTTATATGAAAAACCCTAACGCAACATTCAGTGATGGCGGCGCTCAGCAGTTTCCACGATCACGCGATCCTAAGTTGCTGATAAGCAAATCAATTCGTGAAATAGCTGCCGAAAAAGTAGCAACCAGACTAAGGGCAGTAGTTGTATGAGTAGTAAAAGAATTTCTATTGTAAAAGCCCTTGCCGAAAAGCTCAAAGAGATTGACGGCACTGGCATTTACCAAACCAATCTATACGGAAACGTTTACCCCAAACTAAAATTCTGGGACGAAGTAAATGATTTCCCGTCCGTATACATGACCGCCGGCACCGAAATGCGAGAGTATTTACCCGCAAATTTCATCTGGGGGTATTTAAATATTTCTGTCAAGGTCTATGTAAAAAGCGAGGATGATGCACAAGAACAGCTTGAACTAGCTTTAAGCGACGTAGAAAAGTGCGTAGACGCCAATCGAGTACTTGTATTCAACGCCGATACTAATCAAGAGACTACGGAGATATTAGTCCAATCTATAACCACAGATGAAGGATTACTATATCCTTTTGGTGTTGGTGAGATAAACTTACAAGTGCGTTATGCACTTACTTAAACTGCAAATAGTTGCACGCAACAGATAAAAGTCTAGTTAGTTGCCACAATTTGCATAAATAAAAAGGATGAATTATGGCATTAAATTTAGTTCGCAATAGTAAGGTATTCTTTACTACAAACGTCGATGCTACAACCGGCAAGGTAAACGCCACAGGCTTTACTAATGCCAATACCTATGAATTACAAGTTCTAGAGGGCTTTAGTTTTAGTCAGAATACAAACAATGACACAGTTACTATTATGGAAGCAGGTGTTGCACCAGTTCGTGGTCAGCGCAGTTTCAATACTAGCTTAGCTCCTGTTGATTTCGCATTCTCTACTTACCTACGTCCAAAGAACGTTACAACTGCTATCAGTGCAGAAGAAAGTGTACTGTGGAACGCAATGTTTAGCACAGTTGCTACTGATACAGCCGCAGTTACTGTTGGCGGTACAATCAGCGGTGTTACCTATGCATTTAGTAACGGCGTTGGTACTATTACTATTAGTGGTACTACTTTAACAGCAGTTGGTGTTGCTGTTGGTGACATTGTTGTTATTGGGGGCTTAACAGCTACTCCAACAAGCAGTGATCCTTACATGAATGCAGCTGCAACAGTTGCTACAATCAGCGGTACTAGCATTACCCTACAATTAGTAAACCCAATTACTACCGCAACTACTCTGTCTCAGGCTAGCTTAAAGTTCTACAAGAGCGCATGGGCTCCAGTTAAGTCCACTTATAGCTACGCAAGCAGCGCCGCAAGTGATAAACACCAGCTATTAAAGTTTGGTATGATTTTCTTAGTTGACCAAGTTGCTTACGCAGTTGATAACGCTGCTATGGCCCAGGTAACTATTGATTTCGGCTTAGACGCTATTGCAACAGCTGCATGGACAGGTCAAGCTACTAACCTACGTCAAGTAAGTACAAACCTAACTGCTACTAATGGTGCTTTTGGTGGTTCCGGCCTAACCGGCAACTACTTAGCAAAAGTAACAGATGCTCAGTATATTACTAACAAGCTAAGTACAGTCGCACTAACCCTAGTAAATAGTTTAAAAGACTCTACTGGTGCTACGCAAGGTGCTGCTGGTGATACATATACTGTACCAATTACTGGTGGTTCTATTACTATCAACAACAACATCACTTATCTAACACCTGCTAACCTAGGCGTTGTTAACCTACCAGTTGCGTACTACACAGGTACTCGCGCTATTAGTGGTACACTAAACGCTTACTTACGTACTGGTGGTACGCGTGATACTGGTGAGCTTCTAGCAGATATGTTAGCTGCCGCAAGCGCAACCATTGAACCAATGGCCGCTCTAGCTATCAGTATCGGTGGTGGTGCTAATACAGTTAAGGTTGTCCTAGACATGCCAGCAACTGTGCTACAAATTCCTAGCGTTGATGTTCAACAGGTTGTTTCTACAGCTATTAACTTCACTGCTGAAGGTTATGTACCAAGCAGCACAGCTGATGCAAATGCATACGACCTAACAAAGACAAACGATATCGCAGTTCGTTACTACGCTTAATTTGGTGTAGTCTTTACACAAGGGAAGGGTTGATCTCCTTCCCTACTTTTTACTATAATTATAGGTATAATTTCCAAAATGGCAATTTCATTAAAAACACTCCTAGTACCTTCCAAAGAAGTTGAAGTAGAATATCCAGGCATGCCTGGTTTTAAAGTTAACGTTAGTTTTCTTTCCCGCGAAACGCTAGTTAACATTCGCAAAAAAGCGACAAAAACAACTTTCAAGAATCGTCAGCCTCAAGAAGAGCTTAACGATGAATTATTTTTACAGCTATATGTACAAAGTGCTGTAAAAGGTTGGAAAGGATTAAAACTAAGTTATCTAGAACAGCTAGCTCCAGTTGATTTAAGTGGTCAAGATATGAACGATGAACTTGAATACAGTGAGGAAAATGCTTTATTCTTAATGAAGAGTTCTGCTAATTTTGATGCTTTTATTAGCGAAACGGTAACAGACCTGGGAAACTTTCAGGCGAGCAGCGAGAAGAAATAAGTAAAATGCTATACTCTTACTTCCAGAACGCGTCTCTGGGAGTAACAAAAGAAACTTATTTTGAAATTTGCGAACAGTTAGGTACAGAGCCTTTGGAATCTGAAATACCTCTTGAGTTTGATGATTTTCCTGATGAGTTACAACAGGCATTAAGTATTTATTATAGACTGCGAGATGAATGGGATGGGTTTAATGGGGTTTACTTAGGTAAGAACTTCACCGGACTCGGAGATATACTAGACATTTATCAAGTAAGTAAAAATGAGCGACAAGAAGTATTAGACTGGATATTCGTAATTGATAGAGTACGGTCTAAGTATGTTGCTGAATCAAAGCCAAAAGAAACCAAGTAAATAACCCCGTAAGAGAAGTCTTACGGGGTTATTTTTTGCTTAAAAAAATTATGGTTTGACAATCAAGTGCTACCATGATATAATAGGGTGATCAATAAAAACACACTCTGTGTTTAAAGGGAATCGTGCCCTTTAAATTGCTAATAGGAGAGACTATGGCAGATAACATAAAAATAGGTATTGACGTTAACTCTAACGGCACTACTGATCGCGAAATACAGAAAAGCGAAAAACTAAGAAAGTCATTAGAAGGTGCAGCTAATGCTGCAAGTAACGTAGGTGGAACAGTAGGCTCTCGTGCAGCAGCAGCAAAATACAGCCCTACAGCTATGTCCGAAGCTGAATATACTACAACTCGTGGTATAGCTGGTACAGGTGCAGGTGCTCGTGACTTCGCTAATCAAGCACAAGGTTTAGGCGGTTTAGTTAGATTATATGCAACATATGCGGCTAATTTATTCGCTGTAACAGCAGCATTCCAGGCATTGTCTAATGCCATGGAAACCACAAATATGGTAAAAGGCCTAGATCAGCTCGGTGCTGCTAGCGGTACTGCGCTTGGTAGCTTATCCAAGGATTTTGTAAAAGCCACTGATGGTGCTATTAGTTTCCGTGAAGCCATGGAAGCAACTGCAAAAGCCACAAGTAGCGGTATGTCAAGCAAACAGCTACTTGATATTGGCGATGTAGCTAAAAAGGCTTCTCAGGCTCTTGGCATTAACATGAGTGATGCTGTTAGCCGTCTAACTCGCGGTATTACTAAACTAGAACCTGAATTACTAGATGAATTGGGTATCTTTACCAAAGTAGGTAAAGCAACCGAAGATTATGCACGAAAAGTTGGTAAAGCAGAATCTAGCTTAACAGATTTCGAACGTCGTCAGGCATTTGCTAATGCTGTAATTGAAGAAGGCAAAAAGAAGTTTGCAGAGATAGATATTCCGGCAAATCCTTATGCAAAATTCTTAGCTGCCCTAAAAGACGTAGGGCAAACAATTCTAGAAGTTATAAATAAAGGTGTAGTGCCACTAATTAACTTCCTAAGCAGCAATCCAACAGCATTATTAGCGGCTATTGGTGCAATAGCTACAATGATTGTTAAACAAGCATTACCTGCTATTGGACAGTATCGCGCAGAACTACGAAAATCCGCTGATGAAGAATTAAGACTAGCTGAAGCCAAAAGTAAGGCAGCAGCTAAAGCTTTAGCAATATCTCGTGATTCTAAAGCAAAAGAGATACAGGCAGAAAAAGACAGAATAGCAGAGCTAAGAACCGCGCAGGTAGACACTGCTCAGGCTAGATTAGAAGCTGTCTCGAAAAAAGGTCTAAGTAAAGGTGTGCAGGCAATCTTAAAGAAGCCTGACATTCAGTCTATTAGTGATAAAGACTTAGACTTATTAGATAAACTAGGTAACAAACAAACAAAAGTAAGTGCTGCATACAGAGAATTAGCTGGAGCAATTAGATCCGCACAACAAGCAAACTTAGATTTTGCCAATAGTGAAAAGGCTCTAGAGGCTAGAAAGACAGCTGCTCCAGGCATGTTCAGTGCTGCTGGTGTGGCGGCATACAGAGCAGAACAAGCCCGTAGAGCTGCTAGTAGCAAAAATATTTTAAGTAATGTTGGAGATGTAGCTTCCGAAGCAGGAACTATAGCTGCTTTCAAAAGTCTGGGTAGCCAACTATCGGCTGAAAAACTAGGTGCTGTACGTACTGCCTTCACAGGAATTGCAGGGGCTGTTAGTATATTAGGTACAGCAATAGGTAACGTACTAACAGTAGTGTCTAGATTTATGGGCTGGATTGGTTTAGCCATTGGTGCTTATCAATTATTAACTTCAGCCTTTAGTAAGAACGGTGCTGAAGTATCGGCTTATGAAGATTCTTTACAATCTCTTGAATCTTCTACAAAAACAGCAACAGATACCGCTAAAAAATATGGGGATACACTATCTGTAGACAGTATTATTGCAAAGAACAATGCTCTTGGTAATATTGCCGATACAATGACAAAAGTAGCTGACAGTTTCGTAGCAGCAAAAGATAAATCTAGTTGGTTTGATAGTTTTACAAATAGTGTTTCGGGGTGGTTCGGAAAAAGCATGGAAGATAAGCTAATAGACCAAATGTCTAGTAGCATAAAGGCAGCTTTAGATAGTATTAGTGATCCTAATCTCAAGAAACAGGCAGAAGACCAATTCCTAGCATTAACCGGAGCTAAATCTCTAGACCAGCTACGTAGCAAGCTAGAGTCTATGAACTCTAAAGAGATTGAAGAGTTTAGTAAAAAACTGCCAAAAGCTTTACAAGATATAAAAACGCAAGCTGATAAAGTAGCTCAACCATTAAAATCTTTTAAAGATAGTATGCAAGCAGTAGATAAGGCTTATATGGACTTATCTAACTCACTAATTGAAAAGAGTCCTGCAACAGAGTTTGCTATTAAATTGAGCGACAGTGCTCGTTTAATTAAGCAAGCGATGCAAGACCCTATTTCAGCAGTAGCTACACTTAATTCCATACTTCAAGATACTACTCAAATAAAAATGTTCCCTCCAGAAGCTCAACAAAGCTTACTGGCAGCGGCACAGAATATGCAAAAGTTACAAGATCAGGCAACCAAAGCTAAAGATCAAATGGCTCAAGCAAGTATTAGATTAGGTACTTTAGAAGGCTTAAGAGATGCAGGTGTATCAGAGCCAGAGATCTTAAAAATTAAACTGGATGCTGAAGGTTTATTAAAATCTGCAACTGATACGTATGTAGCTGCTACCACAAAAATGCAGGAGCTTACCAGTAACGTAGACCGTGCACTAACAAAAACAGTTGCCGATTCTATAAAGCAAATTGAAGCCCCATTTACACGCGCACTTGCCCAAGCAAATATAGATACAGCAAAAACATTGCTAGGTTTACTACCAAAGTCTGCAGAAGGTGTAAAGCTACAAACACAACTAGAACTAGAAAGCATCGGATTACGTAAACAAGAGCTATCTCAAACACGTTTACTTATCCAAGCAATTAACCTAGAACGTATAAGTCGTGAAAGACAGGCTCTGGAAACTAAATTGAAAGATGAAAACATCGACGTAAATGACCGTAAGATGTATAATCAACAATTAAAAGATCTGGAACAAGAAAAACTTGCATACACTAATCCAAAAGAGCTAAAGGGTGCTGAAAGTTTAAGTACTGGTGCACAAACCGCTTTACGTCAAAATGCTGGCTATCTTGCACAGATGGCTGCTCTTGCTGGACAAGAACAGAGTGCAAAGATTAAAGGTGCTGTTGAAGGTGCTGGTGCAGAGTTTGATACACAATTAAAACAGCGTCAAGATGCTTTAAAATATTACGAAGCAGAATTGGCAGCTAAGCAAAAGAGCGTAGAGTATACTAACTTAACTGTAGAAGAACAAAGTGCACTTACTCAAGAGTACTACGATGCTATAAATACTTTAAAGGCAAACGTAGACTTAGCCGCTGAGCAAAGAGCCGTTGTAACTGCAACAGCAGCTATACAAGCATCCCAAGAGTTCGGAGCAAAACGAGCATTGCCAGTAGCAGAAAAAGCTTTAGAAACTGCTAAGCAAGAGCTTGGTATTGCACAACAAACTTTTGAAACCAATAGAGATGCTGGTGACGAGGCTCGCCGTAAAGCTCTACTGGAAGCAACAATTGCACGAGATGTAAAAAAGCAGAATACTGAGTACGAACATCAAGCTGAATTACGCAAAATCCAAGAAGAAACCACTGGTAAATTAGAGGATGTGCGTAAGCAGGAACTACAGTATTTAGTAGATAGTGGACAAATATCGCAAGACAAATATCGTGAAGAGACTTTAGCCTTAGATAAATCTAGACTACTTCGTGAGAAAAATAATCAACTACTACAACTAGAAGCAACCTATCTAATAGATGTAACAAAGCTACTAGAAGACTATGCAAAAGCAGCTACCGCGGACGATAGACAAAATGCTGCTGATAAGATTAAAAATAGGTCTGTTCAGTATGAAACTCAAGTAGCAGGTATAGATCAGGTATACGATGCTAATAACAAAATACTTGATCAGACTAAAGGCTTAAGTGATAGACAAACAGCCTATGCAGACATTGTTAAAAACTCATTTAGCTCAATGGCTGATGCTATGGTTGAGTGGGCAAAAACCGGTAAACTAAGTGGTAAAGACCTATTCAATAGCTTAATTGCCGATCTAGCGCGCTATGAGCTTAAACTACAAATGATGCAAATGTACGGAGCTTTCCGTAAGGCTATATTTGGCGGCGGAAGTATGCAGGGCCTAGGATCTGTAAACCCACTGTCTGGAGAATACATGGGTTCTCTAGAATTTGCTACTGGTGGGATATTTGATGCCGGCCTACAAACTTTTGCACAAGGCGGCGCGTTTACAAATTCCATCGTAACCAGCCCAACTCTGTTCAAGTTTGCACAAGGTACTGGCTTAATGGGTGAAGCAGGTCCAGAAGCTATTATGCCCCTAAAGCGCGACAGTAATGGTAACCTAGGTGTTCGTGCAGGAGGTGGAGGCGGCAATGTCGACGTTGTGGTTAACAACTACAGCAGCGCAGAAGCAACCACCAAAGAAACCAAAGACTCTCGCGGCAACCGCCGTATTGAAGTGGTCATCGGCGAAGCTGCAAGCGGTGAAATGGCTCGCCCAGGTTCTAGTACTCAGGGTGCTATGCGTAGTACATACGGTTTACAGCCTCAATTAATTAGGAGATAATATATGGCAGCTGCTTATACGTGGCCGCTAGGATTACCTCAAGTTCCTCAAAAGGGCTTCACCGAAACGGGTGGGGCCCTTATTATGCGAACTTCGATGGATGCCGGCGTTGCAAAACAACGCCGCAGAGGTTACAGTCCCAGCCAATTAAACTTAAGTTTTATTTTAACAAGTGCACAAGTAACTACACTAGAAAATTTTGTGGATAATACTATTCGCGGTGTTGCACGTTTTTACTTTCCACATCCCAGAACTGCTCAGCAAGAAGAAGTTCGTATAATTCCTCAAGGTGAAGGTACCTTATATAACTTAGCGTACCTTGCTCCCGGATACTGGACCCTAACAATTCAATTTGAAGTATTACCATGAGTAGATTATCCTCAATGTCCCCAGCAGCCTTAAAGGCAGTGTTTTCACCAGAATCTGATGAAAACCTAATAATGCTTATTACAATATATAATCCTGAGAACGAAAGTCAAGTATTGTATAGACTGGCTGATGGATTTGTTGACGATCCAGCAAATCCTGGCAAGGCTTTGAGGCTATCAACTACAACGGATACTCAGGTAGTTTATGGTGTCGTTAGTGGCGGCCATGAATATACATTTTTACCTATTGAAGTTACCTTACCAAACGAAGACGAGTCTCAAGCGCCTCGTTGTAGTTTAACAATGCATGATGTAACTCAATATTTGGTACCATTTATACGCACACAGCTAACTGGACCTGCTAAAGTAGACCTAAACCTGGTCTTATCTTCGACCCCGAACGTAATTGAGGCAGCCTTTAGCGGATTTTTAATAACAAACGTTAGCTACAACGCAAGCACAGTAACTGCCGAATTAACCATGGTAAACTATGACCGAGAACCATTTCCTCAACATAGTTTTAGTCCACTATACTTTCCAGGATTATTTTAATGTGGTATAATAATTATATAGACATTCCGTACAAAGATGGCGGACGTGATCGTGCAGGCTTAGACTGCTGGGGCTTAGTACGCTTAGTTTATAGCGACCAGTACGCTATCGAGCTACCAAGCTTTAGCACTGCATACTCTACTGTAAAAGATACAGCTCGTACAAGTGAACTAGCTGCTCAACAAAAAGAACAGTGGGAGCAGCTAACACAACCCGAACCTGGTTGTGTTGTGTTAATGCGTGTACTAGGTAGCGAAACCCACGTAGGCGTATACATTGGCGAAGATAAGTTCTTACATATTCGTAGTGGTGCAAACTCTGTGGTTGAGAGCATCAGTTCAGCAAAATGGAAGCACCGTATTGTCGGCTACTTTAAATACACCGAAAAAGTTACTGAACTTGTGGCTGTTACAGCCAAACCACACCCACTGCGCAGCGAAAAAATCACCCTTCCAGTATTGGCAGGAACTAAACTAGACTTTTTAGCTGACTGGATTAAGCGTGAGCACCAAGTAAGCGATGACCTAATTGGCAAATCTATATTTTTGGTAAATGGTATTACTATACCTCCTGAACAGTGGCCAACAACGGCCCTACGCGAAACAGATAGTGTAGAGTACCGCGTTTTAGCGCGCGATAGCGATACCTTCCGCTTAATTGCGACATTTGCACTAGCTATATATGCACCTTATCTTGCAAATGGTCTAATGGGAGGAGCATTTACCACTAGTGCTTTTGCAGCTGCAGGTACCACAGGATTAGCTGCCGGATTAGGTGCGGGTACTATCGCCGCAGGTTTAGCTACAGGGGCTGTAATGCTAGCAGGCTCCGCCCTAATCAACGCAATCGCACCTATTCGACCCCCAGCCGGACCCGCTGATCCAGGCACCACAACTGCACAAAACATTATTACCGGTGCCAATAATCAAGGTGCTCCGTACGCTTCCATTCCAGTTGTCTTAGGCAAGATGCGTGTAACGCCTCCGCTTGGCGCTTATAACAACGTACATACTCGTGCTAACCCAAACTTCCGAGGTGACGATAAATCAGAAGTATTAACCGCCGGTGTGGCCGGAGCTGATACATTTGTTGATATGTTACTTATCTGGGGTTACGGTCCTGTAGTAATTGATGCTGCTACACTACGAGTTGGGCAAGTTCCTGTATATAAAGATGATGGCTCCCTAAACTACCTAGGCTTTGACTTAGTAACACTAGACTGGCAAACCGAGCCTAGTGCTGCACTAAAGCAGCACTTTGATGATATATACGGCAGTGATATTTCTCAGGCCTTTCCAAACGTACAGCTAACTTACAGTACACTTTCAGATGGTACCACAAAAGCTCAGCCGCCCGTTGCTAACAGTTTCTGGGCTCTAACACCTCTCCCCTGGACTCCTGCACCTCGTCCTACTGGTGAAGGCCCAAATGATCCTGCGTGGGTATCACACGGATTCACTCAACCAAGTTCAGAAATAAGTGTTGCTATTCAATTTCCACAAGGGTTACGTGCTACTATTATTCAAGGTAAACTGGCGGGCGAAAATCGAGCAGCACCTGTTGTACTACACTTACAGTGGGCAAAAATAGTACCCGGCCAACCAAGTGATTGGCAAGATTGGGGCTACTATACCGTTGGAGGCACTGTATCTAGTGCTACTTATACCGAAGAATCTGGTAGCTACATAGGGTATGGTTGCTGGTTCGACGGCAGTGGAGATAACTGGGGGCAAGTATGTGGGGAAACAGAAATTAGTACTGGTGGCGGATCATTCATACAAAATGAAATACTTGCTGGAGGTCCTATAAAAGATGCTTTTACTTGGACAATTACACTATCACGTACTAAGTTGGTAGGAAATGTTGTACAGGAACTATGGAGCGCTAATGACTTAATTCAAGTTCGTGTACGTCGCGTTAGTGGTGACAACACAGAGCCTAACGGGGATTACCGCTATTCCCATACAGCTGTACTACAGTCTTTTACAAGTAAAAATACCAACACTAAGCCAGTTGTAGACCCTACTGGCACAAAGATAGCTCGTAGTGCTCTACAAATACAGGCCACAGATCAGATTAATGGTCAAATTGACGGCATTAACGCCATTGTACAAAGTATTTGTCCAGACTGGGATGTGGCAACTCAGACATGGATAACTCGCCCAACAAGTAATCCTGCGTCATTGTATCGTTATGTCCTGCAACACCCTGCAAATGCCCGACCTGTACCAGATACCCAGTTCGATTTAGTTCAGTTACAACACTGGCACGAATACTGCAATCAAACGCGTACAGTAACATATACAGATTCAGCAAGTAACTCTTATACTTTAACTACTACACTACAGTACAATAATATACTTGGTAATAGCCCTCGAGCAGTGCTTGAAGTACTACGAGATATTTGTGCAGCCGGCAGGGCAAGCCCTGCAATGGTAGATGGTAAATGGTCTGTTGTTATTGACGAACCAAAAGCAACTATCGTTCAGCATTTTACACCACACAATAGCTGGGGATTCGAGGCTACAAAAATGCTTCCTAAAATGCCAGATGGCCTAAAGGTGCAGTTCAATGACCGAGACAATGATTATGTACAAAAAGAAGTCCTAGTAACTTATGCAAATAAAACCCCTAGTAGCGCTTCTTTCTTGGAGTCGATTCAGCTACCTGGCGTTACAAGCACTGCCGAAGCAATTGACCATGCACGCTGGCACTTAGCACAAATTAAGCTACGTCCTGAAGTTTATACAATCAATACGGATCTAGAATATATTGTGTGTAACCGTGGCGATCGTGTAAAAGTAACACACGATGTTCCACTTTGGGGCGGCGGTAGTGGTCGCATAAAGAACATTATTGCCAGCGGCCCAACAGTTTATTCAACCACAGTCTACGGATTCCTGTTAGATGAAGAAATCTACATTGATCCAGCCAAATCTTACAACATACGTCTTCGTGATAATCTAACAGGTAGTAGTGCTTTATACGCTATTACAAGTAGTTTCGCTGTCAGTACTTTTGCACGTAGCAATAATATTGCAACTATTAAGTTTGCTGCTCCGCATGTGCTACAAGCAGGCTATACCGCTGACCTTACAGGTGTATCGGTCTCAGGACTGCCTACCTCAGTAACAATATCGGCCATTACCTATAACTCATCCACAGGTCTACCTGATGGCATACAGTTTAGCAATACTGGCAGCAACGTTAGTGCGTATAGTATTACTGGTAGTGTAAAGTTAACCAGTAATTATTACCACAGTGTACAGTTATCTAGTACGTTTATTACGTCGGTACCTGATACCTTACCGCAACAACTATTTTTATTTGGCGAAGTACAAAAAGAATCTCAAGACCTAATAGTAACAAAAATTGAGCCTACAACAAATAAAACAGCTAGACTAACACTAGTAGATTATGGTGTAAGCAGTGCATTTAATATTTTTACTCAATATAATGAAATTGCCTCCACTACTACATTTGTACCAAATATAACTCAACGCTACACAGACCTTACGTATCTAGTAGGTGATTATGTTCCTTATGTAGATATATCGCAAGTTGTAAGTGATGAAACAGTTATACGTCGCTTAAGCGACGGTACCTATGAGTATTTAATTCGCGTACCTTTTAAAAATGTAGAGCAAGACGGTATTACACCTATAGTGCTATCAAATGACGTAGTCTATGTAGAGGCTCAGATGCTACCAGCAAATATGCCTGATACTAGCGGAGCAACTATATTTAGACAAGATTTAACTGCTGGTTCTATTGACTTAACCGGAGTTACTGACGGGTTAGAAGCTTTATCAATAACTCCTACTACAGAGGGAGTTTACAGATTTAGATTACGTTATGTTACTAAATCCGGTAAACTTGGTCAGTGGTCTAGTTGGTACTTGCATAAAGTAATTGGTAAACGTAATCCTCCTGCAGACGTAACCTATCCGGACGGTGGTTATCGCATAGAAGCAGAAAAACTAATCTTAAGCTGGAATGCAAATACTGAACCAGATTTTGCGTACTATGAAATTCGTACGTTTAATGCAGGTTGGGGCAATGACGAGTACTTATTTAGAGGAAATGTTACTGAACTGGCTGTAACACCAACAGGTGCAGGCACTACAGATACTTGGTATATTAAAGCAGCGGATACTGTAGGAAACTATAGTACTAATACAGCAGTTATATCATTTAATTATCCAAGTGTAGCAAATATTTCTGATATATTTGAAGAATATATTGACACTAGCTTAACAGAAGCGACTATTACACTTAGCTGGGACCCTGTTCTACCTACATTTAGTTTAAATACTTATGAAATAGCGTATACTGATACGTCCGGACAAAGAAATAGCCCTCCTACTCCTGACAAAAATATCATTAAGTACACTACTTCTCCAAGTATTATACTGCCAGCTAACTGGATAGGTACACAAGAATTTACAGTTACAGTAGTAGATAAGTTAAATCAAAGATCTAGCGGATATAGCAAACAAATAGTTAAACTACCTCCTAATCCTATTACTAGTCTTAAAATACAAGTAATTGATAATAATATATTATTATTCTGGTCGTATGGTGCAAAAACAAGTTTACCTATACTACACGCTTTACTGAAACGAAGCACAGATGGTGGTGTAACGTGGGAAACCATAGGTTCAAAAAGCGGTGGATTCACCAGCTTTAGTGAATTGGCAGCAGGTTTCTATACTTATGGAATTACTGTAGTTGATACAGACGGATGGGAGTCCGAGATAGTTCAACAAACAGTAGAAGTAACCCAACCTCCAGACTACGCATTCCTAGGTGAGTATAACTCTACTTTTGAAAATTATACTATAGATACTACAACTTCTACAGTTTCAAAAGTAAACGCTATAAACTATGCTGGAGAGTTAATATTTGGAGTAAATACTACAGAAACTTGGGCACAGCACTTTACGAATAATTCGTGGTCTACGCCACAAAATCAAGTATCTGCAGGTTATCCATACTACCTACAGCCTGGTACAAGTACTTCTTCTTATACTGAAGAAATTGATCTAGGTTATACTATAGCATATAGTCAGTTAACTTTAAACATAACTGGTAATAATTTAGTTGGAAACTCTAAACTATCTTATGAGATATATACAAAAGAAAATGCAGGAGATTCTTATGTGTATACTACAGGATTTGCCACGAATATAAGATATATAAAAATAGTAATATCTTGTTCGGCAGTAACTACAGGTAGTTTATATAGAGTAACTAACATAAATCTTAAACTAAGTACAAAACAAAAAACAGAAGCAAACAGCGTACTACTTTCTAGTGGCGGTATAGTTAATTTTAATACACAGTTTATAGATGTACAGTCTATTATACTGTCCCCCGCAGGAACCACACCTATAACAGCTTTGTATGATTCTCTAGACTATACAGCAAGCGGCACTTATACATTAGTAGGTACTAGCTGTACGGTAGGTGATTTAACTCAACCGCACGGATTGATTGCAGGGCAAAATGTAAACTTATATTTTATAGGCGACGTTCCAAGCGGTATCTATACGATAACCGAAGTATTGGGCGAATATTCTTATAGAGTAAGTATTTCAGGAGTAAGTACACAAACATATTCTTGGGCACAACAAACAGAAGTACAACCAGCTTCATTAGCTTTAGGTGATACTTTTGGTACTTCAGTAGCCATTAGTGGAAATGGGAGTACTATGGTATGTTCCGCACCTTTACAAGAAAGTTTAACTGGTACTGCAAATGTTGGTTCAATATATGTTTTTACTCGTGTAAATGATTCTTGGACTGAACAAGCACATATATTTGCGTCAACACCAGGAGCTGACGATCAGTTTGGTGAACGAGTTAGTATTAGTGCTGATGGTAATACTATAGCAGTAACCTGTTCTTATGATGATAATAGCATAGGAACAAATGCTGGTAGCGTATATGTCTTTACACGCAGCGGTAGTACATGGACTGAGCAAGCAATTCTAAAAGCAAGCGATGGCGTGCCTGCAGGTAGATTTGGTAACTCCGTATCACTGAGTTCAGATGGTAATATTTTAGCTGTAGGCAGTGAGTGGAAAAATTCCATTGCCGGAAGCGTATATATCTTTACACGTAGTGGAACTACTTGGACTCAATCAACTCAACTGGTTGGAAGTGATACCGTTGCAAACGACCACTTTGGTAATGCAGTATCCATAAGTCCAGACGGTACTACTCTAGCTGTAGCAGCAAGACAAGATAGCATTTCTGGTCTTTTAAATGTTGGTAGCGTATATATCTTTACACGCAGCGGTAGTACATGGACTGAGCAAGCACATCTAGTAGCAAGTGACGGTGCTGCTAACGACTATTTTGGCCACACGGTATCTTTAACGTACAACGGCAATTTAGTTGCAATTGGCGCATACCAAGCAGAGATTAGTGGAGTTTTTAATTCCGGAGCAGTCTATATTTTTGCACGTAGTGGAACTACATGGACTCAGCAAGCTAAGTTATATGCTTCTGACTATACTGTTGGTAGTGACGATGAATTCGGTTATTCCGTATCTTTAAATGCAGACGGCACAGTTTTAGCTGTTGGAGCATATCTAGAAGATGGAACAAGCGGTTCGCAATCTGGAGCTACATATATGTTCACTAGAAGTGGAACTACATGGACTCAACAGACCAAGATAAGCTATAGTAATCTAGATTATGGAGACAGATTTGGTACTTCTGTAGCTTTAAGTCAGTCAGGAACAACTTTAGCCGTAGGTGCTCATTATAGCACAATTCCAGGCGGAACTCCTTATACTGATCGCTATGGTTCTGCATACGTTTATACATATGGCAATGATGTGCTAAGTTATTCAAATAGCATGAGATGCTATATACTAAATGCTCAAACAGGATCTCCAATAACTACTCCTACAAGCATATCCTATCAGATAAAAGGTTATTAATATGGACCATAATTTACCAAGCATATCTAGTACGTATGCTAATTTCGTATCTTTACTGGACGAAAGATTAGACGATATAACAGTCGGCTTAGACCCTACTGTAACTGCTTCAGCAGCTACTAACTTAAAAGTGGGTGCAATTAGATGGACTAGTTCAACTAGTAAGTGGGAAAAGTTTGCTGGAGGAACTACCTGGAACGATTTAGCAGAAACTTATGCTATTAGTATTAGTGGAACTGCAAACAATGCTACAAACTTAGGCGGCCTAGCATTAGCAGCAACATCTACTAGTCTAGGTCCTGCATGGAATACAGTACCACGAATTAACTCAGCAGGCAGAACAGACATTGGTAGTGTCCTTGATTTTCATAACACCCCCAATAGTTCTAGTGATTTCTCAGTTAGACTTAGTACTAACAGTACTGTAAATGACTTGTATGTAACGCGTAGTGGTGGTACTGCCACAAAAATATTAACAGAATTTAATATTTTTAGTAGTAGTGTAAATATTAGTGGAAGTGCTGCCAGTATTGCTAATACTGGTGGTTGGAGTATAACTCCAAGCGGCACAATATTATATTTAAACTATAATGGTATAAATGTAGGTAAACTTGACAGTTCTGGTAACTTAACTGTAAAGGGTACTATTACACAAAACGGTACCGTTTAATAAATACCCAGGCTAAATGCCTGGGTATTTTTTTGCATTGACAAAACTTGCCCTATATGATATAATATTGGAAAATGCTTTAAGGTGTTTAAAAATTTTCTTGACAAGCCTTTGGTTCCTTGCTCTCGCAAAGCGCCAGAATAACAAAGGCTTTAAATATTATATCTATGGCTATTCGGAGATCAAGGAATGTTAAGTATAAGCCCTGATAATTTAATTCAAACCCTTGGTGCAGTCGCTTTAGCTATCATTGTAGTTGTTGCTGGATACAGAAAAATAACTAAAGAATGGAGCGCTGATAGCGCTGAGGTAAGTATCATAACTCTAATGCACAAAGAATTAGAGCGAATGAGTGAACAGAATACTGCTCTTAGTAGCGAAATAGGTAGGCTACACACTCAAATAATTGCTTTAAATAAGCAAATACAAGAATTAAGTATTGAAAATCAACGACTACAGTCAGAAGTAGTCGCCCTTACAAATGAAGTTAGCGAATTTAAGGCTAGCATGTTTATGAAAGGCAAAGAGCATGCAACCAGCTAAAATTAACTATAAAGTATATCAAGGGAGCACGTTTCAAGAAATTTATCGTTGGGAATCGGAAACAAAAGTTTACGTACCAATTTCAAATATTCAAAAAAGTGCACCTTGCGTAATTACTACCGCAGAGCCACACAACTTACCAGTAGGTTGGCGAGCTCGTGTAGTAGGGGCCGGCGGAATGAAAGAAATTAATTCTACAGGCGATTCTTACTATACCATCACTGATACTACCAGTGATACTATTGAAATCAACAGTGTTAATAGCCTACAATTTTCCACCTATACAAATGGTGGAGTCGTAGAAGCTGGGGCACCTGTACCCTTAGCAGGGTATTCGGCCCGTATGCAGATTCGCGAAAGCGTTGATAGCACAACAGTTATTCATAGTGCAAGCACTGAAAATGGTGGTATCGAAATTGATTCTACCACTTATCAAACAATTACAGTAAAAATACCTGCTACTATAACACAGGCGTTCACTTTTGAAACAGCAGTTTACTCCGTGGAGCTATACACAAATGATGGGCTAGTAATACCTTTCTTAGTAGGTAATCTTACACTAGTACCGGAGGTTACAAGATGACTGATGTAGTAGTAACAAGTGCTAGTAACACCACGGTAATTAGCTCTCCTGTTCAATCTACAGTAGTCACTCCTAGAGAGTTGATAACAACAGTAGTAACAGGACAGTTAGGTCCTCCCGGTACTAACCGTGAGGTTGGTCAACTAGTTGACGTTGACACTTCCGACCTTCAAGCAGGCAGTGTTTTAGTGTATAATACACAAACATCTAAGTGGACTTCTACAACACTGCTTAATCAACAGCAGGTTGATTGTGGCGAATTTTAAAAGGAGTAGAAGATGTCTTCTATTATAAGAATTAAACGCAGCGAAGTAGCAGGTAATCCAACTACACTAGGTGCGGGTGAGTTAGCTTACAGTGCACTTGCCGACAATGGTTCCAATGGCGGTGATCGCTTATATATCGGTATGGGAACCGAAACCAGTGGCAATGCTGCAAACCATGTGGTAATTGGTGGTAAATTTTTCACTGACCAAATAACAGCAGCCACTAACAACAATACAGCCAGCACACTAGTAAAACGTGATGCTAGCGGTAATTTTAGTGCAGGTACAATTACTGCGGCACTAAGTGGTAATGCAACAACTGCAAGTGCTTGGCAAACTGCACGTACCCTAAGTATTACGGGTGACGCAACTTGGAGTATTAGTGTTAATGGAAGCGCAAATGCCAGTGCAGCCCTAACCCTAGCAAACAGTGGAGTTACCGCAGGCACTTACGGCAGCACAACAGCCATTCCAGTTATCACCGTTGATGCAAAAGGCCGTGTAACTGGCGTAAGTACTTCGACAATTAGTACTTCCTTATCAGTTTCTGATGGTACAAACACAGACAGTGTAGCTCTAGGGACCGATACCCTAGTATTTGAAGGCGGCACTGGTATTACCACCGCAGTAACAAATAATAAAGTTACCATAAGCCTGCCACAAGCAGTGGGTACTACAAGTGACGTTCAGTTTAATAATTTAGTACTTGGTGGTTACTTACGTGGACCCGCAAACTTTACAATCGATCCTGCTGCTTACGGCGACGATACAGGTACGGTTATTATTGCAGGTAACTTAACTGTTCAAGGTACAACTACTACAATCAATAGTAACACTATTGCGGTTGGTGACCTAAACGTAGTATTAGCCAAAGACGCCACAACGTCTGCACAAGCAAATGGTGGAGGTATTACACTTGCAGGTGCAAATGCTACCTTTACTTATACCAGCGCAGATGATCGCTGGAACTTAAACAAAGACTTAAACGTTGGTACTGTATACGGTGCACTAAGTGGTAACGCAGCCACAGCTACTAAGCTTGCAACTGCACGTACAATAAGTGCTACAGGTGACGCAACTTGGAGTGTTAGTTTTGATGGCAGTGCCAATGCAACTGCTGCCCTAACACTTGCCTCTACAGCCGTTACCGCAGGTAGCTATGGTAGTTCTACTAGTGTTGCGACCTTTACAGTGGACGCCAAGGGTCGTTTAACTGCGGCAAGTAGCGTAGCAATTCCAACAGCTACAAGTTCAGTACTTGGTTTAGCAAAATTTGATACCACAAACTTCTCAGTTACTGCTGGTTTAGTAGCCATTGCTACTGTAGACGGCGGAACTTACTGATCGTAAAAGGCAAGTCTATACTTGTCTAAGCCTTTTTAGGAACAAGATATGTCTACCATTATACATAAGAAGTCCTCAGTCGCGGCAAAAGTGCCGCTGGCAGCGGACCTGCAGTTTGGCGAATTGGCCATAAATTACGAAGACGAAAAGCTATATTTTAAAAATAGTGCAGGGCAAGTAAAGTCCTGGAGCCGTAATAACGACGTATACGCCAAAGCTACTGAAGCTATTCTAAAAGGGCAGCTTGTCATGTTTGCAGGTGCTCAAGGCGATCATATTCTTGTTTCTAAGGCTGACTTAAGTGCAGTTGGGTTTATAGATACTTGGATTGTGGGTGTTGCAAATCAAAACTTTGCCCAAAACGATTTTGGTGACATTACTTGGTTTGGTACTGTAGAAGGTATTGATACAAGTATCTGGCCGATTGGAACAATCTTATACGCTTCTACTACCGTTGGCGGTTTAACTGCCACAAAACCAACTCAGCCAAGCCACATTATTCAGATTGCGGCAGTTACCAACTCTCACGCAACTCAAGGCTCACTAATAGTTCGCCCTACTTTTGGTATGCATCTTGGCGAGCTACACGATGTGTACGCACCCAGCCCTGCTAGTGGCGATACCATTATTTGGAATGCGACCACAAACCGCTGGGAAACTGGAACCGGTTCAGCAACCGACGCCACAAAGCTACCGCTAGCTGGTGGTACAATGACTGGAGCTATTACTTTTGCCGCAGCTCAAACTTGGCCTACATTTAATCAAAACACAACTGGTAATGCTGCTACTGCAACAGCGCTACAAACAGCCAGAACTATTAACGGTGTTTCGTTTAATGGTACCGCAAACATTACAGTAGCAGACTCAACCAAACTGCCTTTAGCAGGTGGCACAATGACAGGCGCCATCACATTTGCTGGAGCACAGACATGGCCAACATTTAACCAGAGCACGACCGGAAGCGCTGCTACTCTTACTACTGGTCGCACTATAGGCATGACAGGTGATGTAACCTGGACAAGTGCTAGTTTTAATGGTAGCGCAAACGTAACTGGTACGGCTACACTTGCTTCTGTTGGAACAGCAGGAACCTATACAAAAGTCACCACAGACGCAAAAGGTCGTGTAACAAGCGGAACCACCCTAGCTGCAACTGACATTCCAGACCTCACACTTGAAAAATTACCAGACGCGTGGATAAAGAGAAGTGTGAGAGCAGCAACAACCGCAAATATAACTCTATCCGGTGCACAAACTATTGACGGTATTGCGGTAGTTGCTGGCGATAGAGTTCTAGTTAAAGATCAGACAACGGCAAGTCAAAATGGCATATATGTTGTTGCAGCTGGCGCTTGGGGCCGCGCAGCGGATGCAAACACCGCGGCTGAATTGGCCGGTGCGGTAGTGGCAGTCGATTCCGGTACTGCCAACGGCGGTCTTCACTTTGACACTGATTTTAAATCTACTGATACTCTAGATACTACTACTATGACATGGCTCAGAGTAGTAGATATCGGTCTTGCAAGCAGCACGACCCCGGCAGTGGATGGAACTGCTGCGGTAGGGACTTCTATCAATTATGCTAGAGCTGATCACGTTCACCCGACTGATACGACACGTTCCCCTCTTGCAGGATCTACTAGTCTTACAACTTTAGGTACAGTTACAACTGGAACATGGAATGCCACAATAATTTCTCCAACTTATGGAGGAACGGGCATCAACAATGGTACACGCACGCTAACAGTTAATACGAATAGCGGAACTTTAGCCTTCACTAATGCTGCTACTACCCTAACAGTTGCTAATACCGCTTCTGTTTCTGGAACAAACACAGGTGATCAGACTATTACGCTTACTGGTGACGTAACTGGCAGCGGCACTGGATCATTTGCAACAACACTATCAAATTCTGGAGTAACTGCTGGTACATATCCAAAGGTAACGGTTGATGCAAAGGGACGCGTAACAAGTGGAACCACCCTAGCTGCAACTGACATTCCAAGTCTGGATGCTTCAAAAATCACAAGTG